GCATTGCTGTCGTCATGCATGCTAATAGTCACCGGATCATAATTGATCTGTTTATACACGATCTTCTTGCGGTTATATTGATTTTTAACTACAGAATCAAAATTAAATTTTGGAAGTTCTGCGCTTTTTACTAAAAGCCCAGCCTCGTCGGCATGTTTATCTGAAAAAGGGCTCATGCCTCTCACGGTATTGTTTATATCAAAATACACATAAAACAAAAATTTAGTCTTTGGAGATAGTCGTAGACTATCATCTACAAACAATCGAGTAGCATGTCGATAATTACTCTGTTGACCTTTAGGCTGGGTCAATCCTTCGACCACACCTCTACCGAACTCTGCTAGATATCTTGTGAATTTATTTGCCATACAAATATTTATGCCACAAAAAAAGCCCGATTTTTAGTCGGGCTGTTTTGAAGATTATAATTAACCTTGTGCTGTAGAAGCACCTGTGGTAGCTGCACCAATAGTTCTTCCCACTGCTGCTCCAATACCACCTATTGGGCTTACTGCTGTTGAACCAGCGGCAAACTGTGATAGATTATCATAGGCAATGGTCAAAGCCACGGTCATATGCTCATTGGTTGAGTAGTTAGCATCACCATAGTCTGCATTCTGAAGGAAACAACCATATAGTTCAAATGTTTCAAGTGTGCTTGGTACTAGAGCACCATTACCTCCGTCTAGCACTTCAATACGCATGGTAAATTTGTAGTCGATGCCTGAACGTGCAGAAGCCTGTTCCATGAAATCAAACTGCTTCTGGATCTGCTGTCCTACCATTTTCTGTACCTGCCCGCTGGCATCATCACGCAATGTTAGTGTGACATTTTCAAGACTGTATTTTCCAGCAAGTTTGACCTTGCTGTTGTATACATCCAGAGTCATTTCTTCAAATGATACCTTGGGTCTTGTGACTTCCTGTACCTGTTTGGTAAGTTCTGTTGCTGCGGCAACTCCAAATCCCAACAGTGTTACTCTGAAACGGTATTTTAACTTAGGCATCAACAGCACCTGAGTGCTGCCTGCCGCATTAGTTGTTGGAATACCAATGTTGTTAAGCGATGTAATTGCCATTTTTAAATTTCTCCTGTGTTCTTGATACGCAATGGAATGTAAATGAACTCAATGGCTTTCACTGGCTCTATAGCGATATCAACATAAAGTTCGTTGCGATCGATACGAGACGGAGTGTTATTGCTTTCATCACACACAACCGCAAAGTCGTAGATTGCTCTCAAGCCTACCAATTCCAACAATAGGCTTTCTGCCGCTTGTTTGATTTCGTCTCTGGTAATCTTGTCGTTGGGTTCAAACAAATATGGACGAGCCAACTTGTTCAACTGGCTACGTAGATATACTACCAAACGTGCTACGTTGATACGATCCAACGCTGATGCATTTCTTGCACGAGTCTTTTGACCGTAAGCCACAAGTCCAACACCATTGAAGAACGGAATTGGATTGATCTTAAGGTCGTACAATGTATCGCGTTGTCCTTCGTTAAGCGCCACTGTTTGGAATTCACCTGTGGCTGCATCAATGTATCCCACTGCTGTGGCATTTGTAATACCACCACGACGTGTGCCTGCCGGTGCAAACCATGGGAAGCTGACATTGTCGCTGAGTGCGATGGTCTTCAGCATCATATGACTTGCTGGAACCACTGCATTGGAACCACTTAGATCGGTGGTAAATCCATTTGGATAGTATGTGGCCAAATATTCGTCATAGGTTACAATGCCGTCATCGCCGTTGTCTGTGACTAATTCTGCATTAGTACCCCAGTTGTTCAACGATGTAGCATCTGCAGGTAATCTCAATGGAGTATCTCCTACCACGAATGCAGTAATGCCTCTGTCAATGTTGAGATTGACTAGATTGCTCATTGTTTCTGGATAACCCGGGCATGCTATGATGTTGAAGTTTCTGCGTTCTTCATCACGGATTTCTTGGCTGGTGTCAATGGCTGATTTCAAAGCCTGTGTAACCACTTTACGTTGTGCTTTGCGACCAAATGATCCTGAGCCGTCTTCGTTGTTGCCTGAAGCAGTGACCCAACGATCTGGATAGTATTCCTCCATGCCTAGACCAGCACCGCTGACAAAAGCTGAACCTGCTAGCGTTGCTGTGCTGGTTCTTGGATTGTCGCCGGATGTGTCGATGTAGTTGTTGCTGTACTGCTTGACATTGCCACCACTGCGTCTTAGATTCCATAGCAGCATGCCTTTGGGATACAGTGCTGGATCCGGAGCATCTGGATCCAGGAAGTTATTGGTAATAAGATCTTCAATGGTTGATTGGCTTGATGCAGTGCCTGCTGTGTTCCAGCGAGCATCTGCAAACAACACACCTTCTTCTGTGGTTTGATCTGTCTTGTCAACTAATTCCCAACGCAGGGTAACATCACCGATTTCTGATAGGTTGTTGTTATATCTATAGATAGTTGGGAAATTTTCTAAGTCTGCTGTGCTGATCCATAGATCTCCTGAGACAGTAACGCCTGGCACATACGGATTGCTGGCTGCTACTATTGGTAGATAACCAGTTCTCAGTGTAGTTGTGGCAGCTTCGTAGTAAGGAGCAGTTGAATGTCTGTAACCCACAAATGTATTGCCGTTGTGGATCATAATATCTACATCTGCAAAGTTAGGATTATACCAAAGTTGTCCATCACTTGGCTCGTTCAACGGAGCATCTGGACTGGCTGCGAATCTTGGGTTGTCTGCAGCCAACGGCTTGTATCCTGATACTAGATAATCTTCTGAAGATCCAGTAGCAAGATCTTCTGCGCCTACTGCTCCACTTCCTAATGAAATATTATAGAAGTTTTCTGTGCCTTCTCTAGTTTTGAGATTGTATGGGGTAAACAGTGTAGACAACGGTGTGCCTGTGCTGTCTGTTAATCTAAAATCACCGCCGTCATTGTGTGTGATAACTAATCTGCTTTGAGTGGTTGAAACTGCTACCACCGACGCTTCGATGTTTGTAAATCCAGCTGCGTTGATAGCTGCTGCAAGTTTGTCTGCATCTGTGTTGTCACTGGTTGGTGCATTTGAATTAGCAGTACTCAAAGTAATTGTCTTAGCTGTGTCTAGGGCCAACTGACCTACTATACTTTCAGCCAGCGTAAACACTTTTGTGGCGCTAGCAGTAAATGTACCGCTCTTGATAATATTGCTGGTCACGCTGGTGCCTTGGCCAGGTGATATGTTTCTGTACCATACACGGAATTCAGCTGTGTTAGGTGTTGTATCAAAGCCAGTGTTTTCTTGTGCATTGCTCTGCACAAACAATGTGTCTGTGCCAATGTTAGCGCCACCACCACTGCGATCTAGATAGTAAAGTGCAGCATTTGTAGATGCATATATAGGAGCTTCTGATGCTACCCATGATGATGTAGCTGAACTCCACTGCTTGGCTCTCCATCTAGCGCCTTTGTTTGGTTCTGTGGTCTTAATCCATATAGAACCTGTAGCTGCACCTTCTACTGTGGTTGTGTTATCGCTGCGTTTAAAAGTAGGTACATCTGTGTGTGGTGTTTGTTGCAGTGTAGGGCTTATGTATTCACCTGTGGTGATACCAAGAGTGGCCCACGATGCTGTGCCGTTGTCTAGCATTATTCTGCCGTCTGCACCAGTAGAGTCGCCTGCGGCACCGTCAGCTACGGATCTACCATCGGAATAAATGTATAACTTGTTGGCCAATGCTCGTGCAGTTACGCCTGTGATAGCTGCTGTATTAATGTTAGCTGCGGTTGTGGTCACACTTCCAGTGGCAATCGAAGTACTGTTAATAAACAAAGTACCTGACATTGTGCCTGCGTATGTTGAGCTTGTTGCCACCGGCCAGCTGGCCTTCCATGCATTAGATCCAAGCAGTACCCACTCGCCTGCGTCTACCTGTGTGCCGCCGCCTGCAACTAGACCGTTACCAGCAGACTTGTAATAGATTCTTGCAAGATCTTCAGTAGTACCATAGGAAGTGTCGCCTTCAACAGTTCGGAATACCACTGCGTAATCCCCAATCTGTCCCACAGCTTCTTTAGGTGCATTACCGGATATCTTGGAAGGATAATCTGCATCTGTTAATACCATCGGTACTTTGTTGGTAAATTTCTGACCGCCTGCAGTTGATCCTGCGGCACTGTTCCACTCTTGGATACCCCAAGTTGTGGCCTGTGTGTCCAACCACCATTTGCCGTTTACTGGATTTGCTCCCGGGGCGTCGACTGATGATGCAAGTTGGTCTAGGTCTACATCAGCGCGAACAATAAATGCTGCGTTGCTGACCCCTAGCAAACTGTAGGCTGCTAGTAGACCGTATTCGTTGCGCTCTGAGCCATGGATAGGAGTTGAACTCGCTGTCTGCTCAAAGAACGGAACCCCAAACAGATCTGTAAGATCTCTCTGGCTGGTAACTTTAAATGCTTTGCCAGCATTTGCTTTGGTTGTTGCTGAAGCTGTGTTTGTACCAGCTCCGTTGGTTTTATCTTGGGCTGTTGCTACGACAATAAGAGGGACTGTACCAGGTTCTGCTGGTGTATAAAAACTCTCGTCGATTACCGTAACTTGTACGCCTGGTGATGTTAGTGCCATATCGCCTATTCTCCTGGTAATAGTTGCTCATAATATTTAGCATACTATCCTAAAAACAGCGAGTTAGGCACCAAACAAAAGGGGCGTAAAAGGGTAAATATCAGATGCGACCACTCTGCAAGGCCTGCGCACAGCGCCCTAGAGCCATTAATTACTATAAAGATACTCGTGCCTACTACAGAACACTGTGTGAGATTTGTCTCTCACACGGTGCAGGTGCGCATGTTCCTCGCTGGCAACGTGCAGGATACAAGCCCAAGACTGTATGTGAAAAATGTGGCTGCCGATCTCAATACACAGAGGTGTTTCGTGTGTTCCACATAGATGAAAATCTCAACAACTGCAGACCTAACAATCTCAAAACCGTGTGCTTGAACTGTGCTGCTATTTTAGGCAAAGAGGGCATCACTTGGCGGCAAGGCGATCTTGTGGCCGACTACTAGATTCGCACTCTGTGCATACAGTTCATCAATAGAGCCATTGTTATCAACGATACTGTCAAAATCGCTGCCTAACCATGCCCACTCTGATGCATGTATTTTACGCATCTTCATGGCATTAAGACCTACGTTGTTGCCTTGATTGGCGCTGATAGCATCTGCATACCATTCGGGCAACTCACCACGCTGTACCCAAACAATCTGCCCACCTGCATCTTTGATTGATTTGATTTCGTTGGGGAAACGGCAGTCCGAAATAACTATGTGGTCTTTGCTGGTGCGTAGTTTGTTTTCCAATGAAGCGATCCATATGTCGTCATGAAACGATCTACGGCATACTTCTGTGCCCCAGTATTGTAGAACCCATCTAGGAGTTAGGGTGGGCATGTCTAAGCGTTCTGCCCACCACGGATCTACCTGTTCCCGCCATTCTCGAGCCTGTGCTGTGCGCCCTTCCAGCATGGTTCGATCCCAACCAAACACACTGGCCACGGCATCTTTGAGTGTTGAAGCAAAACTTTCTCTGCGAAATTCGTGAAAATTAACTAGATAGTCGGCTACGGTATCTTTGCCCGAGCCTATAAAACCGCATACACCTATGATCATAAATTGTCCCCTTTAGAACAATTATAATATAGATTAGTTATAAGGTCAACCGGTTATCCAACCCCATCCCTGAGTAGTAATACCAGTTTTGAGGTCTTCCATTAGCTTTTCCATTTCGGTTTGAGCCTCTGTGATCAGTGCTGTGCCGTTGAGTTGTGTACCACCTTGTGGACCTGCGATTTGTCCAAACTTGCTTCGTGCTTGACCTAGCATCATTTTACAGTTGGCCAGAGCATAGTCTTTTATCCATTGACCTGAATACACATCATCTACGATGGCAAAATCTGGCTTGGAATTGTATACCTGTAGCATTACTGATTCTTCGCCTCGAGGACGTTGGTGTATGATAATTTTATGACTTTGCGGATGCCAGGTAAAATTGATGTAGCTACCAAACATCTTGCCTACTAATTCCTGATATTGACTAAACAATTCATAGGTCAGCAAGCCGCCCATGTTGGTTGAACTTAACAAATAGGTGTTGGCATAGGCCAAATTAAATGGTTCAAACACTGTACCGCCTGTGCCGTTACCGGTTCTTGAGCCCACCGATCTACGGAATATTTGACGTACCTGTTGTATTTCTTTAGGTAGTATATACTCGTTAGTGCTCTCGGTGAGTGTTAAAAACACGTAGCTTTCCTCCACAGCGTTATCGCTGCGTTGGCGGAAAACTGCTAGAGCACGGTTAAGTGCAGTGTCGTAGTGTATGGGGTCTAGTTCTACATCTACCATACCATCGCCTAGCATGGTTTTACAGTAGTTATAAACAGAATTTTTGGCTTGGTCTGATGTGCTCATACGAGTATTTATCGTAGCGGTAAATATATGACTATGCCAAGACTCAGTTTATACCGTCCCGAAAAGGGCAACGATTTCCGCTTTATAGATAAATCCGCCTGGGAAATGTTCCAAGTTGGCGGAACAGATGTATTGGTACACAGATACATAGGTACAGGCGCAGCTATACAAGGAGACACTCCTAGCACTCCTGCATACGCTAACGACAGCGTGTCTAATATACAGGATCTGTTATTTTTAGAAAACAGAGATCGCAAGTATGATCCCGATGTCTATGTCATGCGCGGTGTCTACAATATATCCGATATCGATTTCAACCTTAGCCAGTTTGGACTATTTCTACAGAATGACACTATCTTTATCACGTTCCATATCACCGATACTGTGGAAAAATTAGGTCGTAAAATCATAGCCGGCGACGTAATAGAATTACCTCATCTCAAAGATGAATAT